TTATGGGAGTCAGAGCGCTTACAGTAATTAAGGCGTTTAATTGCGTGATGTTATTTATAATAATTGAAACAAAAATGTAAAGTAATTCATATTATACTTGTTACAATATGAATTTAATATAAAAATTGAAAATAAATACAAGTAATAAGAAGTTTATAATATAAAAATATGGAATTGCCTACTGGTGTGAAAAAATACAGCGATGGTCATTTTTCCAAATTAGGAAAGTCCGCAAATATTATGAAAAATCCTATATGGAAAGTAACTGAAAATGAAAAAGAATATTTATTAATGTATTGTGAAAAGGATACTATATGTAAATTATGTGTTGAAAGCTATCAAAAAATATTAGATTATGAAAAAACAATTGATAAAAAAATAACTTGGTATAAACACCAAAATGGATACATAATCTGTTCGCAAAATATATATATTCATCAAATAATTATGAATTGTTATGGAAATGGTAAAGGAACTAAAAATATTAGTGTTGACCATATAGATCAAAACCCTTTAAATAATACAATCGTAAATCTTCGTATTGCTACTAGAAAAGAACAGGAACAAAATACAAAAGGAATAAAAGAGGGAACTAAAAGAGAAAGAAAACATAGTGCAAAAGAATTACCAAATGGGATTAGACAAGAAATGATGAAAAAATATGTTGTTTACTATCACGAATGGTTAGATAAAGAACATACAAAAAAAAGAGAATTCTTTAAGATTGAAAAACACCCAAAATTAGATAAAACTTGGACTACAA